AGGAGAGGAGGAGAGGAAAAATCGATGCTTATGATGACGACTTTAACAAGGCATATAAGTTCGGCGATCGTAATTTTTCTTTTATTGCAAATTTAGCTGCTCAGTATGGTTTTTCTATTGATAAAAACATACCCTGGAGATTGGTGGCAGACTTGAGAAACCCAGCCATGCTGGAATATATACTTGGGGTTCCTATTGAAGGGATCGAAACCGGTGACAATGTAGAATATGTTTGCGATCCACTGGTTGGCGATGTAGAGTTGCCTCCACGAGCTTATGGGTTTTCACAAATCCCAGGACTTGAAAACGTTCTCCGCCATGTAGCATTTTTTCAGTATGAAGACGATCAAGGAAACGAACAAATAGAAGAAGGCTACAAAAGATATAAAACGAGAGAAGGAAATGATTGGTCTCCAATTTTCAAGCGTGGCGACCAAGCAGACACTTTCAGGGCTATGTTTGAAACAGATTATATAGAAACATGGGCATCAGACATTGAACTTTTTGAGAGTTTTTTGTTGAGGTTTTATAATTTTTATGTAACTTCTAGACAGGATGTGTCAATTCAATCAACACCTCTTGCGGGTTCTGATTGTCCGCCACTTACTTTTAGCATCCGCCGAGAACCTATCTCAGAAGAGGACTTTAGAGAACTCTATGGAGACCGTTGGAGATTGAAAACTTTTTATAAGTTACGTCAACTTGAGCGATCTACTGACTTGCCAACCAGGCTTAAAGCACATCAGATTCAGCAAATAATGAATATTTATAACTTGACTTTGCAAACAAATCCTGATATAGCATACCCACGAGCACTTCGAGCACTTCAAGAAGATTTCATTGGGCCAGCCGATAAGGGACCATTAACACTAAGCACAGTAGGCGATATAATCTTACAACAAGCAATACCAGTAAAGTTATAAAATCAAATTGATATTTCAAACTCTTGATGACAAAACCGAATGCGTTGGTATCTACGCTAATGGCCAGCTAGTCTTTGACCCGGATGGGTTTCCACCCCAACTTACTCAGACTTGGAAATACGCTCCTTATCTGCGAGATCTGGATATTGACTATATTTCTTTGTACTTAGAGGGCGGTAAAATCGCCGACTCAATTCCGGAATATCTTAAAGATGACTGGGAAGATGTATCTAATAAAGTTCTGGCGTTTAAGAGGTCTTTGTCCCTTGCTCAGGTGGACACTCAAGAAAACTGCTTTTTTGATTTGGTTCCTGAGAGGTTTTTAGTTGAGTTTTGTGAGGTAAAAAATAAAATAACTGAGTATGTTGCAAAGAACGTGAAGAGACCAGTGCGATACAATTTTTATAAGCACGTATCAATGATGCTCCAAGACTTGAGTAACAAGAAGGTGACAATTGATGCTCAGCGTGTATCAACTTATCTTCAAAGCCCAAAGTTAAAGAACCACGCCAAGAATATTTTATCGGCAGCGCCTTATGTTCGTTATAACCAGTTCGGAACAAAAACAGGCAGACTCACAACCAAGAAGGGAAGCTTCCCTATTCTCACTATGAGCAAAGAGTTCCGCTCAGCCGTAAAACCACAGAATGATTACTTTGTGGAGTTGGATTTTAATGGGGCGGAAGTTCGGACTTTGCTGGGTCTTCTCGGTAAGGATCAGCCACCCGGTGATGTTCACGATTTTCACCTAAACGAAATATTCACAAAAATTAATACTAGGGATCAAGCAAAGGTTGCTTTTTTTGCTTGGCTATATGGGTCAAAAACTGCTGCTGACCAGCAGGAAATGACTAAACTTGCCCAATTTTATGAAAAGGACCGCCTTCTTGAAGAATATTGGGACGGTACAACAGTTAGAACGCCGTTTAAGAAGGAGATTCCCGATACAAGTGAGCATCACGCCTTGAACTACCTGGTGCAATCCACCGCCGCAGAACTAACTTTAAAGCAGGCTCTAAAGATAGAGTTCCTTTTGCGGAATCAGTCCTTTGGATCCCATATTGCTTTCCTGATCCACGATGCCATTGTGATCGATATGAAAAAGGAGGACGATAACCTACTTAAATCAATGGTTGCACTGATGGCTTCTACGAATTTTGGTAAATTCAAGGTAAACATAAAAAGAGGTAAAACTCTAGGTTCTATGAAGGATATACAGCTTGGATAAAGTTATTGGTTTGGGTAAACTTGGTTGTGCGATCGCAGAGCAACTAACAGCCTACCCTGAATACAGAATTTATAAGATTGATAGCGAGATTGCTGAGCGTGGCAGTCTTTCTATTGGCCTTTTTGATGATATGGAAGAGTACGAGAAAAAGATCGACCCAGAAGAGGTGTCAGTTTACCTTCGCTCAATAAAACAAAGTGACGAGGTTCTTTTAATTTTAGAAGGCGGTGACCCCATATCCGGCGCAGTTTTAAAAATCTTAGAAACAATAAAAGACACGAGCTTGAACGTTTTGTACGTTTCTCCTGATAGACAAATGATTTCTGAGGTCCAAAAAAGAGATGACAAGATTTGCTTTAACGTTCTTCAGGAATATGCTCGCTCAGGTAAGTTTGAAAGTATCTTGCTTGTAGATAAAACAAAGGTTGAAGAGCTAGCAGGACACGTCCCAGTTAATGAGTATGAGAATACTATCTCTTATTTTATTTCTTATGTTGTGGCAATGATCAACTTCTTCAAGCATACAAAGCCTATTTTAGCAAACCCTATCAAACCAGCAAATATCGCTCGGTTGATAACTTATGGTGTATCATCACTGGAGGAAGACAAGAAAGATATTAATTTACTTTTTCCGCTGTCGGATGTGGCAGATATTCACTTTTTTTATGGTATCCCAAAGGAAGAATTAGAGGCTGATGCTGGACTTGTAAAAAAGATTAAAGAACACGTTAAGAGTTATAAAAGTGAAGAAGTTTCAACGAGTTTTTCAGTGTATGAGACCACTTTAGAGAATATGATAGTTTTATGTGCTGCATATTCTGCCAAGATTCAACCGCTTTCTAGCTAGTAAAAATCACCTTTCGCAACCTATATACTATTGCTTAAAATTTGAGGGAACAGTACATAAATGACGAACAAACGTGGAGTTTTGCTTGCATCTTTTATAAAGACTGATAATGACGATCAGGTACAGGAAGAGGTTGAGCATATTGTAAATAATATAGAGATAACTAATAACCTCATTTTTTTGCTAGAAGAAAAGGAAGATCCGCTCAAAAAGATCATTACATATAATGCAGTGGTTGAAAAGGGTAAGCCTTTTAATTCCCGTTTGTTTACTATGCGTGTGCATCGTAAAAAGCAGACGAATACCCTTTATACGATCAATGCCTTAAACCGAGCCGTAGCAGCACAACACGACGGCAAGACCGGCAAAGATCTAAAACTTGATTGGTCAGTGTATGAGAACTCTATTATTCTTACCGCTGGCAAAGAACTAAAAGTTCATCAAGTTGAAGTCAGTAAGATATTTAAAATTGAAGAACCACCCGAGGAGGGTGAATGATACAAAAATATATTGATTTAGCTGTGGCCATTTTGTATGCCCCGGTTTATATTTCGTTAATATTATTTGACAGAATCAAAAAATAACGTATATTTATATTAGATAGCAAGTGGCTGTGCGGTGCTTGCGATCTTGACTGCCTTCGGGAGTCACAAACAACCTTGCTTATTATAGGAGGAAACAACATGAGCAATTTAGTACGATATAATACACCCAGTCTTCTCGGACGCACCATCTTTGATGAACTGTTCGGAGACTTCCAATCACTAGCGAGAAAGTCAACCCAGGGTTATCCTGTTGCTGATATCTTTTCAAATGAAGATGGCAGCACAACTCTTGAGTTTGCCCTTGCAGGTTTTAATAAAGAAGATCTCAGTATTGAGATCGAACCAGAAAAAAACAGTCTTACTGTGCGTGCGGAAGCAAGCGGTGACGGAGACAGCAATAGACGTATTGCTCGCCGTAGCTTCCAAAAGACATTTGTGAACTATGATAGCAATCTAGATCTTCTGGCTAGCACTGCTGAGTTCCACAACGGGTTGCTGAGCGTCACCGTTCCACGCAAAGCAACCTCTCAACCCGTGATTATCGACATCGCATAATCAGTGTTGAATACGCACAGCCAGAAGGGGGGCTCTAAGCCCCTCTTTTTTTTATGGAAACAAAAAAACATTAATAAAAAGCTTTACACGTTCTAGACGTGTGGTACTATGTGTTCAAGGTCAACTAACCAGTAAAGGAGAAAATAATGGGTATTGACTTAAACAAGATGCGGCAGAAGCACGCTGCTCTTACTAACCGTGGTGGAGACACCAACGATTTCTTTTGGAAGCCCGATGAAGGCACACACCAGATTCGCCTGGTATGCCCTGAAGGTGGTGATCCATTTTTTGAAGCTTACTACCACTACGGTATGGGCGCAGAGGGCAAGACCACTGTTCTTAGTCCACGCACTTTTGGAGAGGATGATCCTATTGCAGAATGGGGAACTCGCTTATGGAACGAGGGAACCGATGCTTCTAAAGAAGCTGCTAAGCGCTTCTGGCCTAAGATGCGAGTATTTGCCCCGGTCGTTGTCCGTGGCGAAGAGGATAAGGGTGTTCGTTGGTATGGTTTTTCCCGCACCACTTACCAAGCACTACTTGATGTAGTTCTTGATCCTGAGTACGGTGACATCACCGACACCGAGAAGGGCACCGACCTCCGTATTGACTACGGAAAGAAGCAGGGTCAATCATTTCCAACCACTGATGTTCGCCCGATGCGTCGCACTTCAGCTTTGGCAGATTCCGAGGAGCAAGTCAACACACTTCTAGAATCGCTCCCAGCCGCTGATGATGTTTTTGACCGCACTACCTTTGAGCAGTGCGAGCGAGTTCTTAACGAAACTCTAGGAGATACCGGCACGTCTACTTCCGGTAATGAAACCACTCGCTACGAAAACACCACCACGACCACTACCACCACAAAGAGTGATAACGGTCTTGAAGGCGTAGCAGACATCGAATCAGCGTTTGATGATCTTCTGGCGTAGTTGACCGCCAAACCCGCAGGGAGGCACGGGGTTACAGGTGTCTCTCCACTTTTGGAGATAAAATGGCAAACAGATCTGGAAACAGTCTTGTAAGTGACTTGCGCAGCGAGTTAAACAAGGCAGCAAAAGAAAACATCGCATACGATCTGCACGGGGATAACCCGACGGACGTGAAGACTTGGATCTCAACAGGTTCAACTCTTTTAGATTATATTATTTCTAACCGCCGAGACGGGGGTATCCCTGTCGGCAAGCTCACCACGATTGCTGGTGAGTCTGCCAGCGGTAAGAGTCTCATCGTCACACAGATTTTGGCGAACACACAAAAGATGGGAGGGGTTGCTGTTTATATTGATACAGAGAACGCAGCCTCCCCAGACTTTATGGAACAACTAGGACTTGATACTAAGAACAA